AAAACTTTAATTGTGTTTTCTGTTAATTCTATTCGTTTACTTCTTTTCATGCTGACAAATGTACACAATGTATTTAATGTACACAAATATTATTTACATTATTTTTGTAAAGTGCTGTAAATCAATTAGATTAATTTTAGAAAGGCTCAAATTCATCATTAATTATTATAGGGGCTTCATTTAAAAAGCTAGTATTATTTTCTAGTGGTTTGGGTTGTTCAAAAACACTTTCTTGTTTAGGTGCATCATTTATCCAATTACTATAATCCGGTGTACCTTTGTAATATCTAGTACTATTCATTTCGTAAGAATAAGAACTCATACCTTCTTCGCCCCAATGGCTAAATTTAACCTTTTGAATATAAACATAAGCAACCCCTATTTCTTTATCTCTATAAACACAAATACCATTATCTGCTTTATTATAGAAGTTTGAGGACCCATTAATATCGTAAAGAGTTGGAACGTCAAATACTTTACCATCTGATTTTTTCATCTTTGTAGGATGTGCAACTAAAAAACAATGAACGTTATTTATCTCACAAAATGCAACTATCTTATCTAAAGATTTACCTATATCATTTGTGGAGCCATCCCCTTTATGCTCTAATTTATTCCAAGCATCAATAACAAAAAAATCTAATCCTTTACGCTTTTTTAACTGTTTGCAATGGTTTAAAATACTATCTAAGGTAAAATCATTTTCCGGCTTGATAAAAAAGAACTTGTTATTTAGGTATTTTTTAACATTATCTAAATCGTAATGGCTCATACGGTTAGGACCATCCCAAGATTTACCAACTATTTTACGTGCCATTTTACTAAAATGTAATTGACTAGGTCTATTTTCAGGACTGTAAAAAGCACCATTCCAGTTATGATGCCTTCTAAGGTGAACGCACATATTATCTAACCATTCTGATTTACCATGCGAAGGGATGCCGGTTATAATAGATAAATAGCCTTTAACAATATTTAGGTTAAATCCATCTATTTGACAATTAACCCCTTTATCTAATCCATTTTCGTAAAGGTCGTTAATATCATCTGATAGGTCCGATATTGTAAAAACACCCTCTAAAGGAAAATCTTTAGCATCTGTTACACTATCAATAACAGCTTGTAAATCGTATTTATTTAGGCAGTCATTAACATCTTTACAATCTTTAAATTCTACTATTTTACAGTTTTCTTTACCTATCCGGTCTGCTAACTGATTTCTTAAATTCCTACCAGCATTATCATTATCTAAACATAAATAGACTTCCGGACAATTATCTAATAAATCAATAATATCATCAAAGTAAGATAAGTTATTTGCACCGGTACTAGCACCATTAGGAACTGATAAAACGTTTTTAAATCCGCATTGATCCATAGTTAAACAATCCGGCTCACCTTCAACTATGTAAATCCTTTGTGTAAAGTCCACATTATTAAGGTTATACATAATTAGTTTAGCGTCCTTATGTAGTTTAAAACTCTTTTGTGGACCTCTATATTTGATATTAATTAACTCATTATTAGCATCAAAATAGTTAAAATTAATACAGTTTACATCTCCAAAGTTGGTAAAAAATTCTACTGATTCTGTAATCTTAAAACGTATTAATGTTTCTTGTTTAATCTTCCGGCTCTCAAAATACTTAATAGTTTTATCTGATAGGTCTGTTTTATTTTTCCATACCGGTTTAGTGTATATTTTTTGGTCCATAGGTTTATCTTCTTTTAATCTGCCTTTCCAATTACAATGGATGCAATGCCAAACGTGTTTATCTAAATTAACACCCAAACACTTATCTGTTTTCTTTTTGCGTGTGTGAGAACATTTAGGGCAAATAGTTTGGACCTGTCCAGTAGTTTTATTTTGTGGTATGTCTATACCGTAATACGAATAGCTTTGCATAATTTACATTTTACCAGCGTTTCTCATAAACTCTTCACGGTCCTGAATAGATATTGTAGAATTTAACCCATCTTTGATATAAGGCAAAGTATTTAATAAAGCTGTTTTCCAATTAGTAATTTTCTTATCATTGCCATTTTTCCAATTATTAGCTATCCAACTATCATACTTTAACTTTAAATCAATTTGGCTAACCTTTGGTTTTTTTTCTAAAGCGTAATTTAAAAATTCTGTAAACTCAGGAATAGTGTTATTAGGTTTATTGGTTAATAGGTTAATAGGTTTATCTATACTAGCAATGCTTTCGCTTTGCTTTTGACTGTGCTTTAGCGTTGCTTTAGATAGTGCTTTAGTATTTGCTTTGGTATTTTTTACTAGAGCAATTACAGTAGCACTCCATTGATTTTTAGATTTTTCAATCAATTTTATAAATCCCCATTCTACCAAATCATCAAATGCTTTTGAGTAGGTCCTATAATTTTTAATACCTAAAGCATCCATACTCATAGTTGTAGGAAGTCCAAAACGTTCCTTCCACCCTAAACGGTTGCAATGCTCTATAATAAAAAAATATAAAGCCGTATGATTAGAATTGATTTTATCCGGATTCTCAAAACACCAATCAAACCAATTCCGGCTTAATTCGTAACTGTTAAATTCTGCCATAATTATATTGCTATTGGGAAAGATTCTTGATTAGGCATAAATTTTATAACCTTTAATGTTTGGTTTTTTCTATAAGCATTCCAACATTTAATTATAAACATCTGTTTAGTTGTAGCTGTTAATTTATGAGTGCTAACCTTATCATTTACCAATTTCATTCTTAAAAGGTTAATAGAATCATTCTCAACGTTTTTCCCAGTACATAATTGATTCATAAAACTAATAGCATCTTCATTATTTATGTCTGAAAAAAAAGCTAAAAACCCTCCAATAAAAGAATTAGTTAATATTTTACCAAATTGATTGTAAAGATTCTGACTTTCATAAGCGATTGAATCCCAAACTTTAGGATTCAAATAATATTCCTCTAATAAAGCAGCATTAGTTTTTCTTGTACTAACATTAGTTGAACGACCTTTTCTACTCTCTTTTAGCATATCATAAAAACTAATAATAGCAGGAACTAAAGCAGCATATTTTACTTCATTTATCTTAAAAACATCTGATGCATTTCGTACAGTTCCAGTATCTAATACATCTAAAATAGAATCATCTAATCCTTCAACTACATGAAAATATACATTAGTATTAGATTTAACAACAGCCATTAGTCTATGCTGACCATCTAATATAATACCTGTTTTAGATATTTTTATTAGTTCAAAAGTATCATTTTTCCATTTACCATTAGCCATATCTTTTGCGTATTTTAAAACGACATTAGATTTTGGATTACGATTTTTAACATTTGCTTGTAATAACTCAACCGCTTTAGCAGGAGTAATTAATTTTTTTTGAATTTCCATTTTGTTTTAAATTGAAAAAGCCCTATTGATTAAGTTTGCTTACGAAGCAAGTAAGGGCTTAACTCCTTACACTTAATCATTAGGACTTCTAATGTTTTATTGTTAAGCTATTTTTTAAATCAGTTCGTTACTCTGATAATGCAAATATAATAATAAAGAACGTAATAAAAAAATTTATTTTAACTTATTTCAAAAATAATATGCTCTTTTGATTTTTCAACTTTAATCTTACGTACATTTAATTCAGTGATTAACTTGTCATTAAAACCGTATTTCTTTTGTAAACAATCAATAAAGCATTTAACACCGTTATCTATGTCAGATGCTGCGCTACTATAACCAAACTCAATAAATAGCTTAATATTACTTTGTGGTATGGTTAAATTATCTGGTAAGGCAAACATCATTTGTCGAATATAAGTATCGTATTGCGGTGTTCTAAAACGCCTACCACGATAAGCCTCGTTAATTGATAGTGGTTTTATTTCGAGTTTAATCATTCCAATTTACTTTTATAATGTTCAATAATTTGCTCCATTTTACTAGCATAGTAATTATCAAAGGTATTAAATCCCGAGTTATTTTCTTTGTAATTTAAAAACAAAACAGCTCTTAATCTTTGAC